TTTTAAACGATGTTCAGCGTAAGAATAGAATTGCTCAATTGCTTCAAGATTGGGGTTTGGTCAAAATTGTAAATGCTGATCAGGTTGCAGACGCAGCACCACTCAGTCAAATTAAGGTTTTATCATTTAAAGATAAACCTGAATGGACACTAGAATCTAAATACAATATTGGAAAAAAGAAACAAGCTGAATAAAACAAAAGGGGGCATATAGCCCCCTTTATATTATCTAAGAGTTGCAATATAGTATTGTGCTGTTTGCAACTTTCTTTGCTTTATAATTTGCTTTCGGATAACATTCAACCAATTCATTTTGCTACCTCCTGGTTTTGGCAAGGACAGTATGGGGTGCCACGGTATACATTTTGTGGATGACTTGGTGCATGGGTAGCTGAATACCATTTCTGATATTCTTGCTTAGGGGTGTCAGTATTATACTTACATCCTCTATAAGTTGCGATTGACATAGGGATTCTCCTTAGTGGTTTAGGTTAAAGAGCGTTCCTTCAGTCGGCTTTTGCGTCGGTTTCCCGATGAACGATCCGTTCCGAGTCGGCTTACTTCCGCCTGGAATTCCAGGTGAACGTATAATATATATGCAACTCAAATTGTAACATTTGATACAATTTCGGAAATCCGAACTTGCTTTATTGGAAATTAAATATATATAATTGTGAAGAGATGCCTTCGGGGTCTCTAAAATAACTCTCGCTTACTAAGGAGATTAAGAACATGCGATTTACCACTCAATCACTAGACTCATTTTGGAACGACTACGCTCCACTCGCTGTAGGTCTGGATGAAATGTTTAACCGACTTGACACAATGCACAATTCGGTAAACGTAAACTACCCGCCCTACAACATCGTCAAACATGACAACAGTAACTACACAATTGAAGTCGCTCTTGCAGGATTTAAACCAGAAGAGATTGAAGTCTTTACAGAACAAAACGTTCTCACAATTGCCAGCAAAGTTGAGGAAAGAGATTCTTCTAGACAGTATGTACATAAAGGACTGTCAAAACGCTCATTCACCCGCAAGATTCAATTATCCGATGAGCACAGAGTATCCTCTGTAGGTTTTGAGCATGGGCTACTAACTGTAGATATTGAAAGAATTATTCCAGAGCATCAGAAGAAAACTACATGGTCAATTACTGGAGCTAAATCAGACCCAAAGTTCCTAACAGAAGACCGAGATTCAAACTTCCCTGGAGAAAATACAATTAAATAAATAGACTTGGGATAACCCCAAATATCGTCGGCACAGACCCACCCTGGCAACTTTCAGGGATTGGGTCTTTTTACTTGACAAGCCAGCCAAACTGTGCTACGATACATAGAGATGTTCTGATGGAGCCAACCATGAATATTAAACTGATTCAACTAGTCAACAATGATTATATTATTTGTGAATATGAGGAGCTAGATGAAGAGCCTTCTCTATACATGAAAAATCCATATAAAGTTGATCCCCTGACTTATTGGGATTATAATGATGAAGATAAACATTTTCCCCCAGATAATGCAGTGTTTTTAAAAACAACCGAAGAAAAAAATATTAAAGACGGTAAAGAAATTACAGTTGTTCAAACAGACTATGCTCAATTGAATGAATACCCATCGTTTACCAATGATGTAGATATTCTTCTCAATTCGGACAAGATTATGACCATAATTGAACCAAAACCTGAAGTTCTCAATCTTTATACTCAACTGATTTCTAAATGAGGTTTTACACCAACGTACAACTAATTCGTGATGTTATCCACTATCGTGGATACAATAATGGTATGAGGGAGATTTATCAAGATGATTTTTCTCCTACTCTATTTGTCCCATCCAAGAAACAAAGCAAGTACAAAACTCTAGAAGGAGATTTTGTTAGCCCAATTAAATTTGGTAAAACTAATGATGCTAAAGAGTTTGTGCGAAAGTATGAGGGCGTTGATAACTTTACTGTATATGGTTATGAACGTTTTCTATATCAATACATTGCAGATGAGTTTCCAGAAGACGAAATCAAATTTGACATAAGCTCCATGCAAATTGTGTCTTTGGATATTGAGGTTGCATGTGAAAATGGATTTCCAAACGTGGAAGCAGCATCTGAAGAAATGCTTTGCATTACAGTAAAAGATCTGAATACAAAGCAAGTTATTGTCTGGGGTGTTCGTGAATATGAAAACTCTAGACCAGATGTTGAGTACAGAGTATTTTGGACTGAGCAACAAATGTTATCCAACTTCTTGGAGTGGTGGGTTCAAAATACTCCTGATGTAGTGACTGGGTGGAACGTATGTCTGTATGACATTCCATACATCATGAGGAGGATCGAAAAAGTTCTATCCCCCAAGCATATGAAATCTATTTCTCCCTGGACGGTAGTTACCAATAGAGAAATTACTGTCATGGGTAGAACTCAAATCATTTATGAGATTGCAGGTATTTCAGTTTTAGATTATCTGGATCTCTACAAGAAATTTACCTACACAACCCAGTCATCATATCGTCTAGATCATATTGGATTTGTTGAGTTGGGAGAGAAAAAACTAGATCACTCTGAGTTTGAAAACTTTAAAGATTTTTACACTAAAGATTGGCAAAAGTTTATTGACTATAACATCCGAGACGTAGAACTTGTTGAACGTCTTGATGACAAGATGAAGTTGATTGAACTTGCAATTACCATGGCATATGATGCTAAAGAAAACTTTGAAGATGTTTACTCTCAGGTAAAAACTTGGGACAATATTATCTTCAATTATCTCAAGAAAACAAACATTGTGGTTCCCCCAAAGATTCTCCATAAAAAAGATTATGCATATGAAGGTGCTTATGTAAAAGATCCTTTGCTTGGTAAGCATGAATGGGTGGTATCTTTTGACTTGAATTCACTGTATCCTCACTTAATTATGCAATATAATGTTTCTCCAGAGACATTGTTGCCCGAGAGATTCCCTGGTATCTCAGTAGATAAGGTTTTAAATAAAGAGATTGATACTAGCTCATTGGATTGTGCAACTGTATGTGCCAACGGTGCAATGTATGACATTCATACTCAAGGGTTTCTTCCGAAGCTCATGCAGAAGATGTATGATGATCGAGTAATCTTTAAAAAGAAGATGCTTGAGGCAAAAAAGCTGTATGAGGAAACTAAAGATAAAAAGTATCTGAAGGACATTGCACGATATGAAAACAATCAGATGGCTAGAAAGATTGCACTTAACTCAGCTTATGGTGCAATTGGAAATGAATATTTCAGATATTTCCTAATCACGAATGCTGAAGCTATTACTTTGTCTGGACAAGTATCAATTCGCTGGATTGAGAACAAGATGAATGCGTATCTAAATAAACTGTTGAAAACAGATAAACAAGATTATGTTATTGCTTCAGATACTGATTCCATTTACCTTAATCTGGGTCCTCTGGTTGAAAGTGTATACAAAAGAAGAGAGGTTGCTACTGAAAAAATTGTCAATTTCCTTGACAAGATCTGTAAAGTGGAACTTGAGCCTTATATTGAAAGTTCTTACCAAGAATTGGCAACGTACCTAAATGCTTATGATCAGAAAATGAAGATGAAGCGTGAGAACATTGCAGACAAAGGAATTTGGACTGCAAAGAAACGTTACATCTTGAATGTGTGGGACAGTGAAGGTGTACGATATGAGAAACCAAAGATGAAAATCATGGGTTTGGAAACGGCTAGATCATCAACACCAGCATTCTTCAGAGATAAATTGATGAAAGCCTTTGAGGTAATTATCAATAAGGATAATGACACCTTGATTAACTTTATTAATCAAGTAAAACAAGATACAAAGAAACAAGATATTATAGATATCTCGTTCCCCCGTAGTCTCAATAACTTGAATAAGTATACTGGTAGCTCCACTCTTTATGCAACCAGGACTCCAATCCAAGTTCGTGGAGCATTGGTATACAATCATCTGATTAAGACTAGAAAATTAAATAACAAGTATCCATATATTCAGGAAGGAGAAAAAATCAAATTTGTATATTTGAAACTTCCCAATCCAATTCAGGAAAATGTGGTATCATATTTACAGACACTCCCTACAGAGTTCAATTTAGAAAAGTATATTGATTATGATATGCAATTCACCAAGAGCTTCCTTGAGCCACTGAACTCTGTATTAAATGCAATCGGATGGGTATCCGAGAAACGTGGCACACTTGAAGCATTTTTATAAATTACTGAGGTACTTATGAGCTTTTTAAATAGTGTTATTAAAGAACTGGATAACGAATATGCAGGAATCGTCGAAGATGGAGTCACCGCAGGAGATTGCGGAGGCTTTGTTGACACTGGTAGCTATATCTTTAACGCTCTGCTTAGTGGCAGTATTTTTGGCGGGCTACCTAACAACAAGATTACAGCTCTCGCTGGTGAGTCATCTACTGGAAAAACTTTCTTCGCTCTCTCAATCGTTAAATTCTTCCTTCAACAAAATCCTACTGGAGAAGTAATTTATTTTGAAACTGAGTCTGCAATTACCAAGGATATGATGACCAGTCGTGGCATTGATGTTAAGCGTGTTGGTCTGGTTCCAGTGTCTACAGTTCAGGAGTTTCGTACTCAATCAATCAAGGTTGTTGATGAGTACATGAAACTTAAAAAGGATGAGCGCCCACCCCTGATG